AGGTGTTTGTCACCTTCGGGCACGACAACGTGGATCTGGCGGAATCCCGAGCTACGAGCGTGGAGGGTGGACAGGGCGTAGCCGAGCCAGCCGAAATCCCCGCGATAGGACCGGAGGACTATGTCGGTGACGGGATACATAAAACATCGTATTGGGGGCCCCGGTCTTCGGGATAGGGATATATGGTGTATCCGTAGCTTTCGATCAGGCGTAGGAGCTGAGCGGAGTTGCGCATGCGCCGGATCAGCGCGCCTTCGTTGACCTCGACCCAGAGGATGGGCCTGTGCTGACGGATGGTTTTTTCTGCGCCGATCAAGGCTTCGTATTCGCAGCCCTCGATATCGAGCTTCAGGAAATCACAGCGTCGAAGGTTCAGGGAATCAAGGGGGATAAGTTGGGTGGAGCCCAGGTCGTGGCCGATGTGTCCCGCCCCGGCATTGCTGTTGCCGAAGTAATCGACGAACTCTTCTTTGTCGGAGAGACCGGAGTTCATAGTCACGGCTTCCGGGCAGTTGTGGCAAAGGCAGGAGTAGGCAGCGGGGTTGGGCTCAAAGGCAAAGACCTTGCCTTCGGGGCCCACGGCTTTGAGGTAGGCGATCGTGTGGTCACCGATGAAGGCCCCGGCGTCGACGACCCAGTCGCCTTCTTTGATGTGCGGCAGGATCAGGCCGATCGAATAGACGTCATGGTCCAGACGGCGCTCCTCTTCGACCCACTTGGAGATGTGGGTGTCGCCTTCCAGGACGGCTATGTTGTTGTCGAGGATCTTCAAAACTCGGTGTCTATGTAGACGGGGGTTTTCTCTCCGACGTAGGCGCAGCCGATGTTGAAATCGAAATACTCTCGGGCTTCGTCGGCGGACATATCTTGCTCCAGTACCCGGAGGACTTTTTCTGTATCGTAAGCGACCACCGCGCCGCCTCCGGCTCGTTCGGCCACTCCGAGAATAGCTTCATCAAACTCGGGGCCGTCCATGAATAGGAGGTCTTCCCCATAGGTTTCGGACAATCTTTCACGGATTTCGGTCATCGAGACGCGAGCAGGTAGAGCCCGGCGTTGCTGAAGGCATAGCCTGAGTAGGCGATGCACATGCCGGTGTTCCCGCGCCAACCTTGCTCAAAAGCCACGTAGGCGTAGATGAGCCCGGTCAGGATGATCAGAGGCCCGGACATCGGGATTTAGACCAGGGCGCGTCCCTTCACCAGGATGCGCACGGCTGCACACAGGAGCATCCAGGACAGCGTGAAGCGGCCCTGCATGGTCAAGGCTTGGGCAAAGAAGGACGGCTCGCCGTCGTCGTTGCTAATCGGGTTGGTGGTTTTTTTCCGGGCCGTCGGTTTGCGGCGGCGTTTGGGTTTGGTTGGCGTTGTCATAAATCGAGTTTCTTGTGCGCCTCGGCGTAGAGGAACTGGGTCATGTTGGCGTGGGTCTCCTCGTCTTTGCTGCCCACGTCTTTGAGGAAGGAGCGGACTACGTGCACGAGTTCGTGGACCAAGGTTCCGAAGGTCCCGTCGTGGTGGGACTCGGGCCACTTGTAGAGATAAACAAAGGCGTAGCAGTAGTGGATGACGGCCCAGCCGTTGGTGTCGTCGAGTCGCCCGGTCGGTTCGATGTCGCAACTGCGCTCGCACTCCGCTTTGGCCGAACGCAAAGACCCGCCGACCTGGATGCGGACATGCAGGCCGAAGGTTTTTTCACGGACGGTGATGCGGCGGGCACGGCTCATAGAAATAACCGGGAGAAAAGCCAGTAGATCGCGCCCCAGAAAAAGAAGTTGGAGATGATCAAAGCGGCACCGATCGCGAAGAAAGCGACGATGAGTTCGGGCTTACTGGCTTTCATGGATGTGGTGCCAGGCTTCCAGGCAGTCGTGGTGATGATGAGCCAGGTCGAGGTGGGTCGTGCAGACCCGGTCCACGGGCACAAGGAACCAGTGGTTCAGGGGTGTCACGTAGGCTGCGATGACATCGCAGTCTTCGGGTGTGTAGTTCTTGTGCGCACTGCGCCCGTATTTGAGGTTCACCCGATACCGACCCCGGGCATCGGCTTTGTGACAGCTTTTTACCTGGATGCGCCGCAGACCAATCGGGGTATCCACGACTACGTCGTATTTGCTGTCGTCGCCGAATGGCATGTTGACCTTCCAGCCGCGCTTCATGCACTCGGCCATGAAGAGAAGTTCGTTCTTCCCTCCTTGGTGTTTCCAGTTGGTTGCATGGTCGGCGGCTTGCACGACTACATCGAGGGCCAGCCGTCGGCGGGGCGGCCTCCGTAGAAACGATCGCCGTCATCGCAGCTATGCAGGAGCAAGGCAGCGGCGATAGCTACGATGATAGTAAGGATGCGCCATTTGATCGGCGCAAACGTGTGTTGCATGCGGTTCATTTGATCGAGCGGTTGGTGGATTTTTTCATGACGCGCAGGTTGGAGGCGGCGTTATGGAGTCCACTCACGTGGTGGACATCCATGCCGTCGCCTTTGCGCACCCGGCCCTCGGCTTCGAGTTTGCGTCGAGCGGCGTTGCGGATGGCCCGCCGCTTCTTCTGCTCCTCAGTTCCGTGATACGTCTCGTATTCTTTTTTCCAGTTCCTACTCACGGGGCGTAATGATCCTGGGCTCGATGATGATCTCGGGCTTGGGCTCGGGCTCACGCGCGTCGGCGAGTTTGGGCAGCTCAGGCTGGGCGTCGTAGTGCATGACGCGGTCGGCGATCTGCAGGGAGACGACGGCGAGCGCGTCGATCTGCCATCCTTTGTCGGGTTCCTGGCTGGACAACAGGCCGTTAAGCGCGTTGGCTGCCAACATCAGTCTTTGGTTTTCGTTCTGCATAAAAATTATACTCAGCGATAGCGGGCCGTTTTCTCGGCGATCTTCGCGGGTTGTTTGACGAACTGTTTACCGGTGCGGTTGCCTTCGGCTTTGGCGCGGTTGGTCGCGGTTTTTTCCGACTGGCTCAACATTTGCCAAGCCGCCTCGGGCAGATAGCGTTTTTTGCCTTTGGAGGCAGAGCCGTCCGACGTGCGCCATTTTTGGTCGGTCCAGTCTTTGAGAGATTGTTGCGAGGGTTTCATCGTTAGTCGCGATACCCGCCGCCCGCGTCTTTGTAAGCCTTGGCCAATAGCTGGGCTTTACGCGCGGACCATTCGCCTGGGTCGCCGCCTTTGCCACCGGCTTTGATGCGCTCGAACTGGCGCTTGCGCATCTCGGGCTTGGTGTAGTTGCCTGCTTCGTTGACTTTGGATTTGGCTTTCATTGGTTAAGTTGCGCGTTATCGACGTATGCGCGCCCCACGTTCTGTTTCCCTCATTGTCCCACTCGCGTGTTATGGAGCCCCGGATGCGCGTCCCCCGGGAATAGGTCGAGAGCTTCGACTATTGATGAAATCAGTAGAACCGTCGCTGCGGAGTATATAGCCGCTCGTAGATTCTGTTTTGTCGTCAGCATGGGTGCATCACCTCCTTCCTATGTCTGGTTGACATTAAGAGGCGGTGGTTATGCAGCCTCCTTCTGCAAGTTGGGGTTGAACCCCATGGCGGCGAGGATGCTCGCTGCCTTGTTCTTCAGATCGGTGCGGGAATCTTCCGACTCCCTGATATCGTCGATGTCGAACGGTGCGATCTCGCGCATGACGCGTTGACGCAAGTTCTCCAGCTCCTGGTCCTTGGTCACGTTGAGCGCCGGAATCAACTGGCACAGCTCGCTGAGATTGCTGAGCAGTGAGCCGTGGATGCGGTTGCCCTCCTTCTTGGCCGACACCTCGGTCATGCGCTTGACGATGTGTTCGAGCCGCTCGGTGAGTCGGCGATACAGATCGTTGCGCGCTTCGTTGACCGCCTCGGCTACGCGCAGATCGGCGTTGGCCCGCAACTCGGACATGGCCTCTTCAGGCATGTCGTCGAGTCGGAAGTCGCGGCTGTTGGGCAGCGGCGTGTAGTTCACGTTGATGTAGAACTTGGTGCGCACCGTCGAGAGCGGCGGGTAGTCCTTGCGATCGGCCAGGGTCCCGAGCTGGAGCAGCGCCTTGTCGCGATGCGTCTCGTATTGCGCGCAGAACTGATCGACCAGCGAGTTGAAGCTGGCGATGCGCGCCCGGAGTTGATCGGTGAAGGCGTCCCACTGCGCGACCGGGAGCAGACGGAATGACTCGTCGTTCCACGGAAGCGTTTGGGTGTAGACCCATGCGCGCAGGGCGGAGCCTGCGGCCTGGATGGGTTTGATTGCCTCGTCGGGCAGAATGTTTTTGACGAACGCTCCGGCATTGGCTGAAGCATTCTTGCTGATGAGGACTTCGCGGGTGACCGAGCGGTCCAGTTTCTTGGGGTTAAAGAGCCCGATGTTCAGGCTTACCAACATTGCTTGGTTACGAATGTTGCTCATGGTGTGATCTCGTGTTGTTGTGTTTGGGTGTTTGTCACCTGTATGCGGGAACAGTATATCCCCGGTTCAGGGTGTCAAGGGGTTATTTTTTCAGTGGGTTATCGACTCCAGTAGCCGCAGGAACTTATCGTAAAGATGAGGTTCGACGTGCAGCACGGTGTATTTGTTGGTGCTGTCCTCCTCGACATAGTCTGCGTTGAGCAGGATGTGGGTGGACAGGGTTTGAAGGTTGGAAGTTAGTGTATTCATATTATTAGGAAAGAGGCCCCGCCTTCCGTGGTTTGCCAGCAACGGGCGGGGGCGTTGTTTAGAAAGGCCTTACTGTCCGTATAGCAGTAAGGATTTACCTGTGGCTCCGGACACTCACGGCTTGTCCGATTGGTTTAAGC